CTGGATCGAGAAGGTCCTCCTCGTCGCCAACATGGCCAACCCCCACGCGATCGGCGTCAAGACCGCACCCACCCTGACGCCGCAGCTCCGCAACAGCATCCGCCGCCTGCGGGCCCACCTGGACGCCGCCGGCTTCCGCAACGCCTACGCCCTGGAGGAGGGCCACCTCCTCACCCTGGGCGCCGCCGCCTGGAACTTCCTCAGCGCCGCCCCCGGCGCCTCCGTCCTGGGCGCCACCGCCGGCCTGCTGCTGGAGGCCGACGAGGCCCAGGATATCGACCCCGACCGCTTCACAAAGGACTTCCGGCCGATGGCGGCCAGCACCGCCGCCACGACCGTCCTCTACGGCACACCCTGGAGCGAGGACGACCTGCTGCTGGCCACCGTCGCCGAGAACAAGGCGCGAGAGCGCAAGGACGGCCTCCAGCGGCACTTCGAATACCCCTGGCAGGAGGTGGCGAAGCACGTCCCCGCCTACGCCCGCTACGTGGAGGCTGAGCGCATCCGGCTCGGCCCCACGCACCCCCTGTTCACCAGCCAGTACGACCTCACGCCACTGCCGGGCACGGGCCGCCTGCTGTCGCCCGCCCAGCTCACCAACCTCCAGGGCAGCCACGACCGCCGCCACTTCGCCAAGAAGGGCGAGACCCACGCCGCCGGCCTGGACGTCGCCGGCGAGGAAACCGACCCGCTCAGCCCCCGCGACCGCGACCACAACGTCCTGTGGATCAGCCGCGTCACACCCGGCCCCAAGCACTCCCTCCCACTGTCCGAGACCGTCGCCATCTACGCCTGGCAGGGCACCGGCCACGACGCCCTCTACGCGCACCTCCACCGCCTGCTACGCGACGTCTGGAACATCGCCCACGTCGCCGTGGACGCCACCGGCGCCGGCGAGGGCATGGCGATCCTCCTGGCCCGCTCCCTCGGCGAGCACCGCGTCACCGCCTACAAGTTCACCGAGCAGAGCAAGTCCCACCTGGGCTACCAGCTCCAGGCCGCAGCGAACACCGGCGCCCTCAAGCTCTGGAAGGCCGACGGCGGCGCGGAGCACAACGAGGCCCAGCGCCAACTTCGGCTCTGCCGCGCCGAGTACCGGCCAAACCGCACGGTCCGCTGGCACGTCGACCCCAGCCAAGGGCACGACGACTACGTCGCCGCCGCCGCCCTCGCGGTCGAGGCCGCGACCCAGGCGCAGCCCCGCCGCGCCCGTGGTAGAATCCCCACAGCGCCATGACCGACCAGACGCCACTCCCCCACCTCCTCAAGAACCGGGACCGCGACCGCCTCCAGCAGTACACCAGCGCCCTGGCCTTCTACGAGGGCAAGCAGTGGCCGGCGCCAGAGGCGCGCACCCGCAGCGTCCGCCGCCTCACGCTGAACTACGCCAAGGCCATCGTCAACAAGACCGCCACGTTCACCATGAAGGGCGCCGCCGTCAACGCCAGCCCCCGCTCCGACAGCGACGAGGACATCGCCGCCGCCGCCGCGGTCGAGCACTACCTGGCGGAGCTGGCCCACAACAACGGCCTGGCCCGCCTGGACCTGGTGACCGAGATCGACGCCGCCGTCCTCGGCGACGCCGCCTACAAGGTCACCTGGGACACCGCAGAGGAGCGCGTCGCCATCACCGCCCCCGACGTGCGCGGCCTCTTCCCCTGGCCGCACCCGACCGACCCCACGCGGTTTACCCGCGTCGCCCATCGCTACACCCTCCCCCGCGAGGACGTCATCGCCCTGTGGGGCATCGCCCCACGCGACAAGACCGCCGAAATCATCGAGGACTGGACCGACGCCACCCTGGACATCTGGATCGACGGCGGCCCCACGCCCACCCTCACCCAGGTCAACCCCTACGCCCTCATCCCCCTCGTCATCTACCCCAACAACCAGGTCCCCAAACGGTGGTGGGGCGAATCCGACGTTCTCCCCCTCCAGGAGATCGCACAGGAGCTCAACCGCCAGATGACCCGCGTCAGCAACATCCTGGAGCTCTCCGGCTTCCCGATCGCCGTCCTGGAGAACGTGGACGAGGCCACCGACATCGCCGCCGTCCCCGGCGCCGTCTGGGAGCTGCCCAGGGAGGCCAAGGCCTACCTGCTGGACCTCCTGCAGGGCGGCGGCGTCAAGCTCCACCTGGACTACACCGACCACCTCCTGCGCGCCCTCCACGACATCAGCGAGACCCCCCGGACCGCTTTCGGCAACGTGGACCGCGAGCTCTCCGGCGTCGCCCTGCAGGTCGAGCTGCAGCCCCTCCTCCAGAAGGTCGACCGGAAGCGCACCATTCGCGGCGACGCCTACACCCAGCGCGCCGCTCTCGCCCTGCGCCTCTCCGACCTCTTCACCGGCACCGCCTATACCGACTCCATCGCCGGCCTCACGGCGTCCTGGGACCCGCCCGGCCCCGCAGACAGGACGCGGGACATCGAAGACGAGACCGCGCTCGTCACCAACGGCCTGTCTAGCCGCCGCAGCAGCATGGGGCGCTTGCAGACCCCCGACCCAGACAAAGAGCTGGCGACCTGGCAGGAGGAGACCCGCGCTATCGAGGCCTTGACATCAGCGCCTAAACGCGGGTAAGCTCCTCACGAAATGCCAGACGCTAACGGCAACCCCACCCCCGAAGAGCAGGCGGCCGCAGAACAAGCCACCGCCGCCCAGCCGCAGGCCGACACCCAAGCCCTCACCGAACAGCTCACCCAAGCCCAGGCCCGCAACCTGGAGCTGGAGACCGCCGCCATCCGCGCCGCCAACCCCGACCTCCCGGACGCGGCCTTCGCCGGCGACGACCTCGCGGCCATCCAGGCCAGCGTCGCCACCGCCAGGGCCGTTGCCGACCACGTCCGCGAGCAAACCGTTGCCAACGGCGCCGCCACGCCCGCCGCCGCCGCCGCCGCCGTCGCCGCCGCTGCAGCCGCGACCCCCACAGGCGCCGGCGCACAGCGAACGCCCCCCGCACCCGAGGGGCTGAAGGGCATCGACCGCATCAAGTTCGGGCTCGCCCAGAGGAGCTAACCAATGGCCCTGACACTCGCCGAAGCCGACAAGTACAGCACCAATCAGGTCCTCGTCGGCGTCGCCGAGATCACAATGGACCAGAACCCGCTCCTCGGCCTCCTGCCGTTCACCCCCATTCGCGGCAACGCCCTCCAGTACCAGCGCGAGCTCGCCGCCAGCGCCCCCACCTTCATCGCCACCGGCGGCACAGTCACCGAAGGCGTCCCCACCACCAGCCTCATCACCACAGCCCTTAAAATCCTCATCGGCGACGCCGACATCGACAACTTCCTCCGCGTCACCAGGTCGAAAGACCAGGACCTCCGCGCCGAGCTGCTGGCAATCAAGGCCCGCAACTTCGCCGACACCTGGGGCGACGCCGCCATCTACGGCAGCATCGACGCCGCCGCCGCGCAGTTCGACGGCCTCCACGAGATCATCGCCGACGACGTAACCGCCCAGCAGCTCCACGCAGGCTCCGTCGCCACGCCAGGCGTAGGAACCTTCACCCTGCTTCGCGAACTGATCGACCTCATCCGGCCCCGGCCCACCGTCCTGATCATGAGCCGCCGCACCCGGCGCGGCATCCAGAAGCTCGCCGTCTCCCAGGGCTGGGACCTGGCCCTAACGAACGTCGCCGGCATCGACCGCCAGGTCCAGACGTTCAACGAAGTCCCCATCCTCCCCTGCGACTTCATAACCGACACCGAGACCATCGCCAGCTCCGCCTTCGCCGCCAAGACCGGCGGCACCGCCTCCAGCATCTTCGCCTGCCGGCTGGCCGAAGACGGCCTGTTCGGCATCTCCGCCGACGACCCCAACGCCCAGGACGACCTTGAGCGCATCATCCAGGTCGAAGAGGTCGGCGCCCTGGAGACCCAGGACGCCCGCCGCACCCGCCTGAAGGCCTACACCGCCCTCTGCGTCAAGGCCAGCCAGGCGATCGGCCGGATTGACGGCATCTCCTCCGGCGACTGGACCAACTAACCATGGCGGGCATCTGGTGCCCCCGCTGCCAGACAAAGGTCCGCCTGGAACAGGACGACCAGAGCTGCAGCAACTGCGGCCGCAAACTCGTCATCGCGGCCCCCACACCCCCACCCCCGCCCCCACGCGGGAAACGCGCCCCACGCGCCAGGAAACCCACCAGCCCGCCCAGGCCAAAGCCCGCCGCCTAAAGGAGCGCCGCTAGGTGCCGACCGCGCTCGCCACCATCAGGGGCCGCCTCCAGACCGTCCTTGACGACGCCGCCGCCGCCGTCTGGACCACCGGCGAGCTCGACCAGCACATCCAGGACGCCCTCCGCGACCTCTCGCACCGCATCCCCCGCGAGCGCACCACCACTATCGCCACCACCAGCGGCAGCCGCGACGTGTCCCTGGCGACCCTCACCGAGCGCGTCCGCATCGTCGCCGTCGAGTGGCCCACCGGCAGCGACCCCAAGAACTTCGTCGACTTCTCCGAGTGGGCCGACGTCCTGCGCATCGACAGCCTCGGCATCCCCGACGGCACCGACTGCATCATCTACTGGCAGAGCCTCCACAGCATCAACGGCACCAAGACCCTGCCCGAGGACTACGACGACGCCCTCGTTCACGCCGCCGCCGCCCGTGCCTGCGACCAGCAGGCCGCCGACGCCTCCAACGCCCTGAACACCGGCGGCCCCCCGGCGACCCGCGACTGGCGCACCCTGGCCGCCCACTTCCGCAACCGCTACGAGGAGCGCGTCGCACCCCGTCGCGGCATCAAGCGCCGCCGCCTCTACGCCCCCGCCGAGCCCACGCCCACCCAGAACACCGACCCAGGGCCATAGCCGGTGCGGTCCCTCTCCGGCACCCTGGCCGCCGCCCAGAAGGCCCGCGTCCGCCGCCCCCACCTGCACGTCACCGTCGCCGATCGCTTCGCCGGCATCCGCCGCCTGCGCTGGACGCAGTGGTACGCCGGCGCCGAGGCGGACAACGGCCACGCCGCGGTCGTCGCCGACGACGGCTCACTCACCCGCGCCCGCTTCGAAAGCACCACCCTCTACCGCTCCCGCGTCGAAACCCCCACCAGCGGCGACACGTACTCCTCCTGGACCACCTGGACCCCCGCCGTCACCCCGAAGGCCAACTTAATAGCCTTCGCCAAGGCCGGCTCCACACTGTGGGCGTTCATCGTCAACAACGCCACCCAGACCCAGGTCTACAAGGCCACCAGCGCCGACGACGGCGCAACCTGGAGCGCCTTCGCGCTCGCCTTCACCAACGACCGCGACGTCACCGCACTCGCCGCCGCCGGCAAGACCGACGGCAACGTCGTCGTCACCGTCATCCCCGGCCCCGTCGGCACCGGCGTCAAGGCCTGGCGCTGGAACGGCAGCGCCTGGACCGGCTACGACGGCCCCTCCAGCGCCCTCTCCTACTCCGGCGTCGCCGTCACCTACGGCGGCGACTGGAACGTCGTCACCACCGACGAGGACACACTCGCCGCCATCCCCGTCCAGGAGCTCCGGCAGTACATCTTCGGCGACGGCTTCTCCCAGGCCGCCAACACCTGGAGCGCCGGCGTCATCCTCCAGACCGCCATAAGCGCCGCCGGCCTCCTCTTCGCCGCCCCCTACGCCGGACGCCCCGACGTCTACCGCGCGACCTTCCGCCAACGCTTCACCGGAACCGTCGCCTACGACCGCACCCACCACACCAACCAGCCAGCCACCGCCGCCTTCGTCGACGCCCTATGGCGCGAGCCCGTCCCCCTGAACATCGTCGCCCCCTTCGGCGCCGCCATCTCCTACGACGCCACCCAGGTCTTCCTCACCACCGCCCGCTACGTCTACCAGGCGCCCGTGGCCGACGGCATCACCGACATCACCGCCCGCGTCGTCACCGCCGACCTCCACGAGACGGACACCCCCAAGCTGTCCGAGCTCATCCTGGACAACAGCGACGGCGCCTACACCACGCCGGGCAGCGGCGCCGCCGCCGCCCTGACCAAAGGCGCCGAGGTCCGCATCAGCCCCGGCTACGTCACCACCGCCGGCGACGAGTACAGCGCCAACGCCGCCTACTACGTCGAGGCCATCCGCCACGTCTACGAAGGCGGCCGCGCGCTCGTCAAGCTCACCCTCGGCAGCCCCTGGACCGCCATGGCCCGCCACCGCTTCCCCCGCGCCGTCGAGTTCGCCGCCGCCGCCAAAAACATCTTCCAGCAGCTCCAGCACATCGCCGCTCGCGTCGGCTACGAGCTGAGCGCCAGCGGCTCCAGCTCCGCCAGCGCCAACCTCTACCCACCGCTCGCGCTGCCGCCGGGCACCTCCGCCCTGACCGCCTTCCGCCGCACCCTCGACCGCGTCCCCGACCGCCTCTACGCCCGCGGCGAGTTCCTTTTCCTAAACGAACCGCTCACATCCGACACCAACGACGCCACCTACAAACGCCCATTCGACCCGGCATTCGGCCAGGAGATCGCCGCCGCCGAGTACGGCGACGCCCTCAAGGACGCCAACCACGTCCAGGTCTTCGCCGACGCCGACGGCGCCGTCGTCGCCGAGGACGTCGACTACACCGAGACCGCCCTTCTCTACTCCGCCCCCCGCCAGCGCGCCGACCCCTACATCACCGCCGGCGCCGACGCCACGGCCAGGGCCGCCGCCGAGCAGCGCAGGCAGACCGTCCACACCACGCGCGGCGACCAGATCACCGCCCCCGTCCACTGCGGCCTGGAGGTCAACGACGTGATCGCTCTCACCGACGCCAGGCACGGCCTCAGCGGCGCCAAGCGCCGCGTCCTCAGCCTCCGCACCCTCTACCGGCGGGGGCCCGGCGGCAAGGCCAGATACGACCACGTCATCGAACTGGGAGCGCCGTGAAAAACGACCCTCTGAGAGCCACGAGAAGCCCCCCCAACCAACCGCCACCACACCAGGAGACCCCCGTGTGTGAAGACTGCGGAACGCTCGCCACCACCGTCTACCCCCACTGCGACGCCAACCTCTGCCCCGACTGCATCAACGACCACATCGAGCACGCACACGCCCAATACCAAGACGAGGAACCATGACCCAGCGCTTCGCCGACGACCCCCAGAGCATCCCCGGCGGCCGCATCATCGCCAAGGCCATCGTCAAGACCTACACCGCCGGCACCCACAAGGCCGACGTGCAGCTCGTCGGCTCCCACCCCACCGTCCTGTCCGCCATCCGGGTGGCGACGGACATCCCCGCCGCCGACGTGGTGGCCGGCCGGCAATGCACCGTCCTCTTCCTGGACCCCGCCAACCAGGACGACGCCGTCGTCCTCACCATCCAGGGCGCCCTCCCCTCCAGCGGCGGCGGCGCCGCCCTCAACGGCGCGCCGGGACAGGCTGCGCCCTTGTCGCTGCGAGGGCCGGGGAGCGCTCAGCAACGTCAGCAGGCACAGTGCGACCGGTTCGCTCTCCACAGCCTCGGACA